GTATACTCGCGCATCAATTGCTTTGCGTCCGCAATCCCTTCCTCTCTAGTCATACCTTGGCGGCGCATCTTGCTGCCCATAGCGCCTAGAGTTAGCTCTCCAGCACCGGTAGATGCAACGCCTGCAAGACCTGCCGGAGACATAGCTATAGGCACGTTCATCGGATCAAATTCATTTAGCGTGTTTGTTTCAGGATCAAATGAGACCCCGCCTGCCATTCCTGCTTGATACTGCGACTTGACGTATTCAGGTAATCCTCTAAGCGCAGTAACGACCTCACCTATTGCAGCGTTTTGCTTATTGGCATCGCCGAACAGAACGTCGTTGAGAGAAGAAATCCTGCGCCTAACTGGAGCGTATGAAGAGTCGTATTGAGTCTCACCATATTGGGCAGGGATTGTCTCAACGATAGCTTTCCCGCCAGGCTCGTAGCCCACGATCATGCTTTGCTCTGGGCGAATGACTTGCCTGCGTTCGCCTAGGAATGGCGCAGTAATGGCGCTGACCTTTGATCGGTCTCCGCCGTACTGCCACTGTATACCCATAGAGCCTAACTCTTCCTGAGCGAGCTCCTGATCAGTCTTAGCCACCGTTAGCAATCCTCATTAAGTCGTTTACACCCATTGCCCTCATTCTGGCCTTGCGTTCCTGCTCATCCATAAGGTCCGTCATCTTAGCCTGGTTGTCTAGCTGATCGCCAAATGACTGGATTTCGGTGCGATCAATGGTTGCGCCGGCTTGCTGAGCCTTAACCTCCGAATCAATGCGTTTCGTTTCAGCATTAAATGCGTCAATCTGATTATCCGCCTGGTCGCCCATAATCTGAGACTGCAACTTCTGAGCTTCCAGCTGTAGCTTCATCTGCTCATTTTGTAGCTTGGCCTGGTCTATCTGGGCCTTCAGCATTTCTGCTTGAGCCTTCATGCCTTCTGCCTGAGCCATGACCATTGCCGCATCAGGCTGCTGCTGACCTTGAGCCGCTTGCATCTGCGCTTGCTGGAGCTCGGCCATCTCTTCATCAGTTAGCTGCTTCATAGGGATCAAGCCCTGCTGAATCATCTGGGCCCGCTTACGTTCAGCGATCTGGCCTGCCGCCGGGGTAGCCACGCTTTGTAGTAATAAGTCGCCGGCAATCTGCATAAGCGACGGGTCTATCTGTGCTAGGCTGGTGATCGCCTCTACAGTCTCCTGCTGGCGATTTTTGTAGCTTGGGCCGGCTTTGCACACTACGTCGTAGACGCCCACGCTAAGGTCGTTTATCACCACAATCTCGCCGGTAGCGTTATCAACCGCTTTCTGGTTGATGTCCGCCATGTCATAGGACTCATCTTCCTTAAGAACACGAATAGTCCGCTCGGTATCGTATACCTTGGGGATAGCGTCCTTTATAAGCTGCCCGGTAGCCTGTATGGCGATTTCCATTGACCGGCTGTACTTGAGAGTACCGTTGTCGCCTTTGTCTTGTAGCTGGCGTATAGCGACACCTGACTGAGCGTTAGGGTTGTCGCCCATGTTAGCGGCAAACATACCAGCCGTTGCGTTGATCATGCCCTGCATTGACTGGGCAACAGTGCGCAAACCTGCATTGATTTGAGCTCCACCGTTCTGCTGTGGGACCGACGGGAACTCAGGGTCAGCGTTGAAGAACTGCACCGGATCATTGTTTGTGTTTAAGGTTCTAAGCTGGTCCTCGTGCCCTAATGCCTGGGCAGGGGTCATCCAGTATTTAGCTCGTGGTGCTAAGGCTCCCTCTTCGATCTCACGGCTCATCGCGTAGTTCAAGACGCGCTGAGGATCTAGTAGCTTTTCAACCACGCCCCAATAAATCGTTTTATTTTCGAATATCTTGAAGTTGCCGTATACAGGCACAACAGGGATTCGGTTAAATACTGTTTCGCGGTCATCCCCTAGCCAGTCTTTGCCATCGAAGAACCTAGAACAGACCTTGTGCATCTTGCGATTGCGGCGCTTGATCTCAGTCACTCCAATAGCCGCCAGGTCGTCCTTAACCTTTTCAAAGTCGTCATTGACCTCATGAGTCTGGCCGTTGCTCATCAGCACGAGCTCGCGGTCTTCTGACTCTACATATAGGAACTCGCCTACGACTATTACCTCAGCCTTATCAAAGTAAGCATCGCCGTCACGGTCGTCAGAGACAGACTCCCCGGAGCCTTCAGGCCAGCGGCTTTCGTATTCGTCCACTGCTACCGGGTGCAGCACGAACGCATAGCGAGAGTCGCTCTTGTCTTGCTTCTCTGCTGCCGGGTCAAACCATACCCGGTCAAGCGGGTTAGCGATCTTTTCGATCATGATGTCCTGATCGAAGGAGTTGTCGTCTGCAAACTTCTGGCATACACGCCAGGCATCAAAGCCGCCAGTGACCATGCCACGAGCTGACTGAGAGTAGATCTGCTTAGCGTTAGATAGATTCTCAATGTTGCGAATGATGCCGTCATAGGTCGCTGCAACGTCCTTCGTCGCATTGCCGCCGGCTGGGCTCACCCTGATATCGTAGTCCGCATCCTCGATGCCGCTGGAGATCTGATCAATGATTGGGTTCACTGAGTCAAACTGATAGCGCGGACGATTAGCGTTAGAATTCCACCACATAGCCTCCCACTGACCGTCCCGTTTATCTATAAACAAGTGAGACTCGCGAGAGTTCTCGCGGTTGTCGTGGTCCGCCTCTTGGCAAGAAGACAGCAGGTTGATTACGTCTTGGTGGTTATCATAATCAGCCTTGTACGAAAGATCGTTCTCGGTGTACTGACCCGACTCCTGATTCTCTTCCTTCTCTTCCGTTCCGTTCTCGTACTCAGCCATAGTCTAGCCCCAGCCCTGAAAATTTATTTTAACCGCCTTTTTGGCGATCTGCTTAGGCGAAAACATCGCCATCATTAGTGCGTCGCCCATGTTAGGTGAGGGCAATTGATATTTCTTCGCCATGTCTATCTTGGTCATTATGGCAATTTTACCATTATTTGACCTTTTTTGTGGTATACGACACACCTCGGATCTGAGCTGCTGCAATACGGGGATTTCAGACGATAGAGAGATCAGGTTCTCCGGGTCCACATACTCGCCCTTAGTCACTGCGCGATGCGTCGCCTCGAATCTGTCTCGCAGTTTCCACCAATACTGAGCGCGTTTATTTAAGAACGTGTCTCGGTTGGTCTTAGAGTCTGACCCACTGTAAGGAATCATTGCGTCATCAGGTGACTCTGAGCCCCTGAACTGGTGCTTCTGCATCGCAGTGGACTCTAGCTCTTGATCTACCTGGCGCTTAAGAGCAATGCCCATTCCGTCGCAGTCCCATACAAACCAGTCTGCTTGAACCTCTCGGGCCTTTCTTAAAGCCCAGTCCATGCCTTCTGCAACGTCGCCTGTGACCTTTTCGCAGATATCTAAAACTACTGAGCCCTTTCGCAAAGCAAAGCCCTTGCTGTCCCCTCCCTCGTCTGAGGGATCGTGTGAAGCAATGATTGCGCCGGTGCCCTCAAAGCCTAGCTTAACGTGCGAATCGATCGCTGCATCGAACCACTCTGCTGGAATGATGCTATCTTCAACGTCATCCAGGAAATGGCCTCGCCACACATGGTCAAAGAGGGCAGGGCTCATGCGCTGCTTATCTCCCTCCATCTCGCGCTTTAGGACCTCAGGCGCCAGGCTATTGTCCTCGATGTTAATCATGATAATGAGGTGATCTTCATCCTCATAGAACCCGTCGCGCAGAAGCTCCTTCTCAAACGGTTTAATGAAGCGCTGACTGAATGCGTCAAGCGAGGACCTGGGGTTAGCCGAGAACCAGAGCTCTGAGCCTTCCTCGCGCAGTGTGGGCGTTAGAGCTTTAAGAGAGTCAAAGGAGATTGTTTGAGCCTCCTCGACCCAGAACCGTTGAAAGCCATGGGCTGACTTAATTCCTTGAGGGTCCCGAGCCATACCCTTAAAGCGGAACGAGGGCTCGTTGTTGTAGAGTATCTGAGACTTCTGGACATCAAAGCCGCTAAGGTTCAGGCGTTCTATCTCAGCGCGCAGAATGCTAAGCACCGAGTCGTCTATGCTGTTCTGGAACTCACGAAAGCAAAGAGTCTTGATATTCTTAGTCATTGCGTCCATCAGGCACAGGTCCGCGATGCTCATGCTTTTCCCACTACCTCTACCGCCCACAGCACATTTTATGCGCTTAGGCTTGAGAAACGGCTGAAGCTTCTTGGGAATCTGCATTGCAGGCATTACGCATTCTCTAAAAGAGATTTTATCTCATATAGCTGTGACTGTAATTCAGATACATCGTCTAGCAATTTACAAATCATAGCTTCATCAGAATCAAGCTCATAGCGAGTGCTACTCTCTAAGCTGCTTAGTCTTTCCTCTAGGTCATCATGCGCACTCATTCAACCACCTCAATGGTCCACTTCATGTCTACGTCCATCTCAATGGCATCACCGTTAGGGCCAGAAAGCTCGGTGCGCTTGGTCTCGGACCAGCCGGCCTGGTGGGATAACCAGAATTTAGCTGCTCCCACATCACCGTCGAGCCCCTTCATTTGCAAAGAGCCAGCCATCTGTATGATCGCCATTGCTTTACCCTTCCTGTAGGCTTCATTAAATTCAGGCTGCCTTTGCATGGCGGCTTGTAACGTATTGAAACTACAGCCAAAATAATCAGCGAGCTGGCGCTTTGTTATTGAAGCTGCCAGGCGCTGACATTCTTCGATCTCGGTAGGTGTAAACACCCTGGGTGGTCGCCCTTCTGAGCTCATTTGATCGGACCTTGTAAATTTTTTATGTTGCTAAATTATACCACGCACTTGACAAAACTAGATATTCTTCTTTTGGAGCTCTTTGTTTCTGAGCTCACCAAAGGTTAAATGGTTTTTCTTATTTTTTGCGTCAGCGTAAGCTTGTGAAGGCAATACCGTTACCTTGCCCCCGGCTGCAAAGTAAGCGGCCTTATCCTGCGCCAGTTGTGCCAAAAGCTTTCCTTTTACCAAATCTTCTATAGCCATTAAAGTATTTCCATTGGGATTATCGTTTGCTCAAGGCCCAGGGCTGTTCTCTGAGCCCTTCTAGCCATTGCTCGCTTGTACTCCATCATATCATCATAGCGTGGCTTCTCGCCGCGCTTTAGGGCGCTCTCGTGAATTACAATGTATCCGTCGTCAGAGTCCCTGGTAGAGTTTAGCTTCCAGTGCTGGTCGTGCTTCCTTTCTAGGGGCTGAGCAAAAAGTTCCGATTTACTTACCCCCAGGGCATCTGCCAGGTCCATTCCGTTGGCGCCGCAGGCGAAGCAGTGCGCGATGATGTCGCCTTTTCTGCCCTCCTTGATGCTCATGCTCGGGTTTTTCTCTCCATGCACCGGGCAGCATACGGTCCAACCTGCCCCGTTTCTCCTGGGCTTTTCGCAGAGATTAGCTAACTCGTCTATGTGCATTTGCAATATTCCTTGATTTGATCCAGTTTTTTACTTCCAGGGATATAGAGCTCGCAGTGACTCTATTAATACCTGCCGGCGCCACTCCAAATTTTTCTGAGTATTTATATACAGCCCAATTTTGCTTGTACCCGCGAAGAACCGCATAAGCCGAGAGCTCAGAGAACCACCGCTGTTTGTCGGCAATGTCATATTTCTCAGGCTTAGGCATATCCTCTCGTTGAATCTTCTTGAGGATTTCGTTATCAGTATACAGCTCAGTATCTACTGGTAGCTCATATCCACAGGCTTTGCACCGTCTGCCGCTCATTTGCGTTGTGCAGACTGGGCACGGCCTGAGCACTGGTTGGCGCTCTTCTTGCTCAATGGTCCTGTTCTCGTCGTAACGCTTGCTCCCGTCATCTAGCTGGTAGGGCACAATCGTATCTGGGAGCTGGCCGTGCCTGGCTATATTGCCAGCGTGGTCAAGATAGATTGCCCTAGTCTTGCCGGTTTCAGGAGAGATCCTGGCCACTCTCCCGCAGCGTTGTACGAAATCAATTTTTGACTTACAGGGGTAGCAATCAATCAACATTTCCACATAGGGCGCATCGTATCCCGTTCCCAGCAAGCGACTGCATGATAGCACTGAGAACCTGCCAGCCTGGTGGTCCTCGTATAATGCCAGCCTCAGATCCTGGTCAGTATAGCCGTCAATATGGCGCGCCTTGATGCCACTTGGGTGCGCGTTGAACTTGTCAACCAGTGTTTTGCTATGGTCGATAGTCGGGCAAAACGCTATTGCTCGCTTAGATCCATCTGGAGAGTGCTTTAAATAATTCTCTACAATGTCTCCGCTTAGCTGGTCATCATCTGCCATCGCAGCGCCCAGATCGTCTGGGTTAAACTCAGTCCCGCCAGTGGGGAGACGCTTGGTTCGAATGTTTGAGGTATCAATCGAGCTCCCAACGTAATAATCAATCGGCGCCAGGTAACCACGCTCCGTAAGTTCTTCGCTTGTGATCGGGATTAAAAGATCATCCCAGATCTGGCCCAGGCCCTTGCTAAAAGGCGTGGCCGAAAGCGCAACGAAAGGAATTGCATCATAGCGATCTAGGTACTTTTCCTTAAAACCTTTGTACACAGTGTGCGCCTCATCAACGATGCCAAAACTAAAATCAATATTTGGTCTTTTAACGGCAGTCTGTATTGAGGCGATTTGAATGAGTTTGCGAGGGTCCCACCGGGGATCGTCAGCTTGCATAACAGAATAATCAATGCCCATCTGATCCAGTGTGTCAGCAGTTTGCTGGACGAGCTTCACTCTGTCTGCATAAAAGACACTGCGTTTACCCTGGGCTGCGTAAGCGAGCATCATTGTGAGCGCCACATACGTTTTTCCGTATGAGCAAGGAGCCGCTAGAAGCGGCCTCATATGCCCTGTTTGAAGGGAATGACGGATCATGTCGATTCCCTTTTGCTGGTGAGGTCTAAGTTCCATTGAGGGCCTCTTCC